GACCACCTCCATTCTGAAGGCAATCATAAACTTTTTAATCGTAACCCGCATACTGAGAAAAAAGAAGAGGGAATGTATTACACACGCCCTCTTTCTTTTTATTTAGCATTCAGAAATGTTTCGTAATGCTTTTAATTGTTTGTCCGGAACTGTTTTGTGTTACGATCGTTACTTTCTGCTTTTCGTAATCAAAAGTTTTTATAGTAGTAAGTCCAGTATAGCTATTTACCGAGGTTATAGTTGTGTAGTCTTCGTCATACGTTCGTACAAGGGTTCCAACTACTAAATTCGATTGGGTTAATTCTACAATAACTTTATTACCAGAAAAACGCTTTGTTAATACCTGACCGGTTGTATTATTGGTGGCTGTAATTGTATCCGTCGTTTCTTCGTATGTAATATCTCCAGATGCAAATCCATTTTCCAAGATATTCCCAATCAGTTCTTCTGCTTCATACGTACCAATAATCTGCATCCCGGTTTTATCATGTGCTTTAAACCCTTTCAATAAATTGGATGCTGATACCGTATCGCTGGTAAGATCGATCAAAACTTTATTGCCGAATACAATTTTATTCGCAGCCATCTAACAAGACCTCCTTATCCGATCGTAACGGTCTTTCCTCCAGCAGAATTATCGGTTTCCACATACGGGATTGCCTTAACTGTAACCTGGGATAAGCAGTTATATCCCTCCTCCGGAATGATTGTCTGTTCTGCTTTTGACGGGGTAACTTCTTTCGTCTGTGGCTTCATATCCTCAGAACCAGACATGCTACCCTCTACGCCAAGAATCGTAATTCCCTCTCGAATATTGGCGGCAATAAGTTTTGCCTGCTCAGTTGCGTCAATAGCAACCTTACCAGAACCATCATGATATCCCTGCGGTACTGTATATTCCCCGGCAACGGTTGAAATGACTCCTTTGACAGCACCATTATTTTTCATGGTACCTGTGAGTTTACCACCTCTTGCATGTGCGGTCTTACCGGCAAGAATCTCAGCAACGGCTGCTGTATCGTCGGAAGTATCGCTGTCGTATGTACATTCACCGGTGATCTTTGCACCGCTCTTATCATGAGCAGTAATACCTTTGAGGATCTTATCTGCGCTGACGGTATCGCCAGTAAGATCGATAAGGACATCACCCCCGTAAATGACTTTGTTTACATTCAAATTCGCCATGTTTTTTCGTCCTCCATAACACTTTCATTATTTTTCTTTGTCAACTGTCTTGTTGTACTGGGATGTACTGATTCCAAGGATAACACCAAGGAAAGTATCAATCGCAGTAATGGTTCCTACAACCTGTTCTCCATAAGGGAGTCCCCAGATTCCAGCCAGTGCAAAATATAAAGTGCCGGCTGCCGGAAGCAAATACATAGCGATCCATTTAAGGATATCGTATGTCTTGTTACTCATGCTCATTGTGTTCTTCCTCCTTCTCTATAAATTTATGGAGCGGGAGTTTGTCCACCTCCTGCATAATTCGCTTTGCTGAACCATTCCCGCCCATACGTTCGTAGGGTTCATAGAGATACACTCTCAGATTTTCATATTCGTCCTGAGTTACGTAACCCTGATCAATATATGACATTCCGAGATACATAATCCTGTCATGTGCCAATCCAATAAGCATCTCCGTTTTAACATCTTTTTTTTCACTTTTATTTTGCAAATAAGCCCACAGCCCAGAAGATGCAAGAACTGAGCTAAAGATTGTGAGCACAACCTGAAACCATGGTTCCATCCTTTCGTCCCCTTTTAAATATCTACAGGGTTTCCATTTTCATCCAGACCCAGAGCTTCAAGATCTGCCTTTACAGCGTCCTTGAATTTTGCCGGAACCCGTGAAAACGTTCTACGGCCGTTGATGATGAGTGCTACATACAGTGCTACCATGTCAATACCTCCTATTAAGTGTAATAAAAATATAATCATAGCTACGCCTCTACTGGTAATGGATCACCATTGGTGTCGTAGCCAAGTTCCCGAAGTTTTTCTTCAACCGCTGCCTGAAAATTAACTGGCACATCTGTAAAAGTCTTTCTTTTGTTGATGATGAGCGTACAATACAAACTGACCATTTTGATTTTCCTCCTATGCCGACAAACTTGCCACCGCATCATATAAATCAGCAATTGCTTCCATTATGGTCATCTGGTTCGTATCACCAGAATTCTGACCTGCAAGCAATAGCAAAATATTTGATGCGTTATTTACATCTTTTACTGCGTTAATTGACGCCAGAGTGTTTGCATATGTATTGAACTCTTCGATTGTCATAACAGCTTCCTGAAATGTATAGTACGTAACTTTTTCATCGTTCATGATAGTTCGAACTTCTTCTGCAATATCTTTTCTCAGATATACACTTGATACTCCGACCTCAATTGCGGTTGGTTTTACAGTGCTTTCCGAGTATACATATTTAGGTTCCATATGATTCCTCCTTTTCCTGGATATGTATTGGTGCTATTAGCCACCCAAAGGTTTTCCAGTCCTCTCCTAAACCGCAAGCGGCTTACAAGAAAGAGCAGCCCCAACGTCCCCACCCTTACTCGCCGCATCATATAGCAGCATGGCGGCCATCGGACCATCACCCAACGCAGAGTTCCGGGCGGCACCGGCTCTAGCGTAACACGTTAGAGCATTGTTAAACCACAGACCATCCGCTTCATATGTTGTAGCAGAACCACTTGCTTTAACCGGAATTCGCCCAAATGCAAGATCATTTTTCATTTCACTGATGTAACCGCTAGTTGTTCCAGATGGAGTTGCTTCAGACAATGCGATATAACCGGAACCATCCAAATTGTATCCGTTAACCGTAGATCCATCGTGAGTTCCCTCTGTGATTTTGATTTTCTGTGTTCCCTTATCGTTAATCCACCCAGCTGTTCTTCTACTAAGATTTCCCCACCAATTTTCCATTCCGAATACCTTTACACCATTCGTCCGGGTCTTATCTCCCCAGAATAGCCCCTTGGTATTCATTGTCCCCAGTCCAATCGGATTACCACTGTCGCCGCTACATCTGCCAGTTCCATAAATAGACTGTAATTCTGTACTCTTTGCCATCATAACTAAAAGATCCTGAATCAAGAGTCTATCCGCCAGTACCTCGGTATACCAACCATCGCCATTCGCGACTGCAAAATTGATTTCGGTCTGAGCTGATTGAGAAATACACTGGTCCTGACCCGAAATAGATCGCAGCACGTTTCCAACATTTGAACCAAAATAAATCGGGGTATAGAAATGTTCAATAATATTGTCGTTCTTATCATAATTACACCAGCAATCCCAATCATCACCAAGTGGAATATCGGAGCATCTAAATTTATAGATACCATTCACAAATTCCCTGTGGGTATAAATTTTAGGCCATTCCATCATCGCATTTCCGGTGAACGCTGTCTTTGCGACGCTCGATGCCATTCCATCGGTTTTCTTGGTGTAATCATCCGGATCTAAATATTCTTTTACAACACCATCAAAACCCAGCATACATGGTCTAGGCATAAATTTCTCTCCGGGAGTGCTTGGCCATCCGCCATAACCGAATTTGCTTGATATGAAATTCATACCAGCGGCGGCATACGATGCATTATCTACATCCGACGGATATGTAACTCGTGTGGCGGGATTAGAATCATTTGTTTTTAAGTCATACCCATATAAATAGATGTAAGTCTGTGCTTTCGCCACTGCACGATTTTTTTTACTACGGTTATACACTCCCTGTTCTGTATAAGGAAATGCTGCGTAATAATACGTTTTTCCGATTGTAACATCATCGTCATTGACGAAACCATCTTCTGTCAGAGTTGCCAGTAATGCACCATCGAACTCATCTTTCGGATAACTGCCTTCTTTTTTACGAATGATCGCACCGGCAATCGTACATAAGGTCTGACCATTGATCGTCGTTTCCTTCGGTAATTCTGCAACAATTTTAATGCGAGCTTTCTTTGTACTGACCTGATAACTCGACACCGCTTTGAATGAAATCATATTAGAAGGCTCGATACCGCCAAACAAATGCCGATTTTTGCCATAGATTAAATCTTCTTCTGCCATTTTGAAATCTCCTTTCGTTTAAACCATCAAATAATTGTGATGGTACTTGATATTGTTCTACCATCGGTAGAAAATGTCTTTACCAGCGTAGCCACCAGAGAACCGTTGGAATCTTTAAGCGTTGATGTACATTTCGTAAATTCGTCCGTAAACATCTTCACCAGAACGGCGCCGTCGTTATCTGTCGAGGTGATTGTAGTGCCATCGTCCGAAAATACTTTTGTACCACCAGAAAACCCGTTCGTAAGAATGCTCTCGAGTTTCATCTTATCCAGCTGAAGTTGTAAATTGCCAGCGGCGTCTGTGCTTAGCTGATTTCGCATAGATTCAAACCAATCGAGGAATGTCTGCTGTTCACCTTTTGTCCATTCAGTCAACACTGCAGCGGCAGCCTCCATGTTACGCTTCAATTGCTGATAATCTGAATCGAAATCGGCAGTTTCGTCTTTAACAAACTGATCCAGTTCATCTTCCCACTGACCAAGCAGCTCGCTCAATGATATAGTCTGCATCAATCCCGTGATAAATGGGGTTTCCTCTGAACCAACAGTGTTCGTAATATCGGTCTGCTTTATTTCCGTTGAGCCAGCTTTACGATAGATATAGCACAATGGATACTGATAAAGATTACCGTTCTTCGATAAGGTTGGGGTTACTGGTGTACTGGATGGTGTTCCTTTAATTGGCTTAATAAAATTATCTCGGACTTCGATTGATGAGTTCACTTCGATAACGATAGCATCAATTCGATCCAATAAAACTTCCGATTCCTCGCATGTGACCGGTAAAATAGCATCGTTCTTAGTCCATGTATGATTGAACCATGCTTTACCGATACCCACATTTACAATATTCCCGGTATCGGCCTTTACTACGAAGCCTGTTCCGATGGATGCAAAGATGCCGTCGTTAATGATTCCATCAAACAATTCTGACATTTGAATGGCATCATATTTTCTATCGCCGATGCTATTATAAAAACCACACGTCACGCTACTCTCGGACTCAGGGTTTGTCAGTTTACTCATAAGATATCATCTCCCTCCTGTATAGTTTTAAACGTAGGGTACATAGACACGCCGCTTTCACTCTGAGACATGATAAACTCAGAAATATATGCTTGCCCTTCATGTCCGTACTCATTAGCGATTTGTACAATATCGCCAATAAAAAAATCTGTTCCGTACTTGAACATTCTGGTAGCTTCTACCTCCCCTTCGAAAGAAGTAACGGTCTTGTATTCTGACAGTTTTTCTGTTCCGCGTTGGTTCAGCTGTTCTGTGTATTCGGCACTGGTTAATGTCTTGCCCTCTCCAACATCAGACGAAATGTCCCTCGCATCGGTGAAGAGTTCTCGTCTCTCTAATCCGCTTGCAGTTCCGACAATTGATGTTTTTCTGGCAGCTCCTTCTCCCTCCCCGGCAACCAACGTAACATTCTTCATCGTCTTCTTAGACTCCAAATAGTTACTATTGATGATGTTTTCGAAATCTGGTGAAAATATTACATATGGGTTATTCGCCTGATTGTATGACCTATCCTTTCCAGAATATAAGGAGAACACAAATCGATTGTTGTCATCCAAAACTATTTTGAAGCCGATATTATTTTTCTTACATAACGTTGAAACGACTTCGTATAGATTTTCTCCGGTATACTGGGCATCAATCGTTAGCCCGGTTACCGTCGCGTCTGAGCATTCCGTGAACACAAAATTGTCAATCTTTCTCTCGGATATACTTGGTGAAATAATGTTTTCATCAAGTAATGTTCCAATGGCTTTCTGCAAATTTCCGTTTAACACGGTTTGCCCCCAGATAATTCTTCTTTCCAAAATCGATTCTATGGAACGACCAGTTACAATCAACTTATTGCCTTCTTCTACATCTGACGTAATGTTAAGTTGCTCTATAACCATCACATGCTCAGACTTTGGATTCCACAGATAATAATCTTGTCTGATGTACTTTAAAAGGTCGTTATTCATGGCCATAAATAATTCAAAATCTCCGGCTTCGTCGTAACGATCTGTCCATATTAAAGATTCAAACTCATCAATGACGGCGACCGACTCAAAATTTGTATTTAATACATATACTTCCATACTTTATACTCCGTCATATATAATTTTGTTTTCCATTCGGAATTGAAGATTGCTACTACCCGTTTCCGCTGTGTAAGCAAAAATATTATCGCCTTTTGCCAGTGTAAACCAATTGCTGCCCTTCTTTAAGCAGTTGAGTATGTTGATTACTTTTCCGTTTCTAAGCAATGTAATACCTTTTCTACCTTTCATGGTAGTTATGGTGATCGTATCGCCAGCAATAATCCCACTTCCAGTTAATGCAGCCAGCTTGTCGGTTTCAATAGCCAGCTTTTCCCTTGTTCCGGTGTTATATATTGTGATATTCGTCGCTTCACCAATCGCATGAATGGTAATAGTTAATCCGATTTCTGAGTCGCCATAATACGTGATAACGTTCTCTGTCTGATTCATGATACGGCCAAACTCAAGTAAGGGTTCATCCAACGAATTATTCTCAAACGGAAATTCGAATACTGCTTGTATTCCATAAAATACGGTTTCATTTGTACCATTTTTATCGGCTGAATAGAAAAACGGATCTGGGCATACGATAGAAATTGTACTTCCTTCTTTAGAATCGAAGATGTTTGGTTCGTTCGTTTCTACATACCCGGTTGTTGATACTAATCGATTATCGGTTTCTATAAGAAGAGTAACGCCTTTTTTCATTGGGAAATATTTATAGGTCTTCTGACGAATATCTTCTATAGTTTCAGTGTCGGTGTTCATAAATAACAACTTAAACACTATGTTTCTTTTACTTAACCTGGCAGAATTGAATAATGCCCCGTCATTCGTTGATACTTCTGTGGTATTGATACTTGCGTTGGATGGTCCTAATCCATTGATGGACTTGACGATGAAGCCAGATTTCTCTGGCCGCATCAATTCAAGTTTTACACTATCGCCTAAATAATTTGTCACTGTGACTGACTTAATCATGTTAATACCTCTTTCATTGCCGAAAACTGATTCTTCGTCTGACGATAAATATCGACACGAGAAAGTGCTTTAGGCGAATAGTTGTTTTGTGTAAATGTGTACGTGTTACCGTTGGAGTCTTTGATTCCATTTTGATTTTCCCGCCCGTTTCGGTGGGAGTATTCTGTGATTTCCGCTCCTGCTTTAACCGCCTGAGTTCGACTTAACAGCGCATTTAGCCGAACTGCCTTGTTTTCTACATCTGACAAATCCAATACTGGACGGATCGTCGGCTCTGTATCGATGCCGGAATCAATCAAGTCAGATATTCTCATAACAGCAGACGATAAACCATTTTTAGCCATATAAGCCACATTTCGTCCAGCATTATAAGACGCATCTTCATAATCAGAAATAGCATTCACGAAAGCAACTCCGAAATAATCTCCGATTTTATAACCCACTTTTGAAGGTGAATGCTCATCCAGTTCTCTTTTTGCTGCATCTGCTGCGGCCGCAGCCATTTCAGCAGATTTTTGCGCTGCTGATTCGATGTTGTCTGCGATTCCGTTAATGAATCCCTGTACCAGATAGGCACCGGCATTATAAAATTCCTGGTATTTTTCTTTTATCGATGTCAATGCGCCACTGATTGATAACGTAAATATTGATTTTATCACGAGATCTTTTGACTTTATTCCGTTTATCAGATTCGTCATTATTGTGGAGCCAGTTGTATAAAACTCTGTGTATTTGTTTCTGATAACTTCCAAGATGCCTGTAACCAGTGTCGTCATGTTCAAAGTGCACACATATTGGTTCGCAATTATCCCGTTTGAGATATAACCGATCATTGTACTCGTTGCGTTGTAAGCTTTTTCGGAACAATTCGTAAAAGCTGACATAAACCCGTCTATTCCTACTTGTCCGAGTTTCATGAGTGCCGTACCAAAACCGTTCATTCCGCTTATATCTAAAGCGACCATACCCTTTGCCATATCAACCAAGCGGTTCACCTGAGTGATGACTCCGGATAATGTTCCAGTATCAACGCCGCTGATACTGCTATAAAATGCTCCCAAATATAAGCCAAACGACGACATATCACTGCCGAACTCAGACAATGTCATATCACCTGAAAACCAGCCACCTTCCTTAGGTAAACTCTTCTGAAGCTCGACAATAGATGACGCGGCATTTGTGGTAGCTGTAACGATCCCCGCATCTACGTCTGCCATATATGCGGAATAGTCCTTAAAATTCTTTCCAAACGATACTAAACTCTGACCGAATGCTCCGATGTCGTTATCACCGGTAAACCAACTAACAAGCCCTCCTGTATTTGGAAGCGTATTCGCTAACTCTACAATTGCCTTTCCTGCTGTAGCAGAATTGACCACCGCTTCAACATCCATTCCAGATATAGCATCTGCATAATCTTTCATAGCTTTACCGAATGTTGCTAATTTTGCTCCGAATGTATCAATATCGTTTCCACCAGTAAAGAACGATACAACTCCACCGGTGTTTGGAATCGTATTTGCCAATTCTATGAGAGCTTTTCCTGCTGTAGCAGAATTGACAATTACATCTGCTTTCAATCCGCGAACGGCATCGCCGAAATCTTTCATTGCCTTACCAAATGGGGCTAACCGATCACCGAATGCACCCATATCATTTTCACCAGCGAAGAATCCAACCACTCCACCCGAATTAGGTATTGTGGTTGCCATTTCCGCCATAGCTTTTCCGGCAGTAGCCGCTTCAGTAACAGCATTTGCATCCAAACCTTTGATGGAATCTCCGAATTTTTTCATGGAGTCGCCGAATGACACTAACTGTTTACCGAACGCTTTCATATCATTCTCGCCAGCGAAGAATCCAACAACACCTCCTGAGTTCGGAATCGTAGCAGCCATTTCAGCTAATGCTTTACCAGCCGTCGCTGCATTTGCCACGATTTCTCCGTCCATGTTTCCAATAGCCAGCGAGAAATCCCGCATAGCCTCGCCAAACGGTACAAGTTCCTCTCCGAACTTAGATAAAGATGATCCTCCTGTAAGCCAAGAAGTCAATCCCTGTAAAATATCAGCCGCCGTCAGAATAAGCACTGTCTCAGCTAACGCCTTTACTCCATCCATCATAGATGGCTGAATCTGGCTTGCTCCCTGTAAGAACGGCTGAACATTATTCATAAAAGCAGATAAATCAGCTCCAATCTGTGGGAACTGACTTGACACGCCGCTCATAAATCCACCGACAATTCCGCCAACGAACTGACCGATTGCTGTTCCGATTCCCTGTAAAAGTTTTCCGCCTTCTCCGATAAGCCAAGAAAGTCCTGGAAGTTTTGACAAGAGTCCGACAGCTGCAAGCACTAATGCCATCTCAGCAACAACTGCTCCCATTCCAAGAATTCCAACCATTGCTCCAGGAACAAGTGCCGCGGTTGCACTAAGAGCGAGCATAATAGCCGATAACAGACCGATTCCGGCAATTCCTTTCAATAAAGCCCCAGTATCAATTCCACTTAATGCATCGACAACACCGGTAAAGAACGCCATAAGAACATCAATCCCAGCTTTAATCAGTGATGGCAGATTACTAGCAATACCCTCTAAAATTCCAATAAGGAACTTGAAGGCTAAATCTACGATTTGAGGCGTGTAAGTAGCAAGTGCTGCTAATACACCGACTACTAACTGTAAAGCTCCGTCTGCCAACTGAGGTACACAGGATACAAAGACATCGATCAGAGTTAAAATGACTGCTTTTACAGCTTCACCGATAGCTGGTGCTCCAGCGGCGATAACTTTGCAGATCGCAATAAGCCCTTCTCCAACTTTTGTAAGAACAGCTGGAATTAAGCCAGCGATACCAGTAACAACAACCGTCAGTGCTGCTACGATTGCTGTTGCTCCGGCGGCACCGGCGGTTGCCAGCGCTGTGAATCCGATAGCGAGCGCCGAAAGTCCTGTACCGGCTGCAAGTAAACCTGCTCCGATCGTAAGAACCCCAACACCAATCAATGCAAACGCTCCTGATAATGCAAGAATAGTCGGCACCAATGGTGTAAGAACCGCACCTGCTACACCGATAATCGTGAATGCTCCAGCAATAGAAATAAGTCCTTTTGCAATCGCTTCCCACGATAATGCTCCTAATATACTGAGTACCGGCGCAAGAACAGCTAAGGCTGTGGACGCAACCAACAATGCTGCCGATCCACCAATCGTACCCTTCATGAAATTGAGACTGATAGCCAACTCAGCTAAAGCTCCGCCCATGACAGTAAGACCTCTACCGATCTCTTCCCACTGCATACCTCCGAATTTACTCATACAGTTTGCAATAATTTCAAGTGCTCCACTAACGATGACAAGCCCCGTTCCAATACTGATCATATTCTTCGGCATCAGCTTAACCGCAATAGCCACTTCTGCAAGTGCGCCGCCCATAGCTGTTAAACCTCTGCCAATTCCATCCCACTGTAACTGACCGAAATCTTTTACAGCAGAAGCAAAGATTTTCATTGCAGCACCGATAGCAATTAGCGCTACACCAGTAGACATCACGTGTTTCGCATTTCCAGCCAAATTCGTAAAGACAGCAAGTTCGGTAAGTAATCCGCCGATTCCAGCCAATCCTTTTCCAATCTCACCCCACTCCATCTGACCAAAGTCTTTGCAAGCAGATGCCAGAACTTTCATTGCTGCTGTCAGAATAACGATTCCAGTTGCAGTGCTGATCATTTTCCCGTTGAATTTTGCAACTCTAAGGAACACAGCAATCTCGGCAAATAAGACTCCTACTCCTGTCAAGCCACGTCCGAGTTCATCCCACTGTAATTTCGATAAATCCTTACATGCCGAAGCCAGAATTTTGATAGCTGCTCCAAATATAATTAAGCTGGTAGCACCTTTCATAACCTGCTTCCGACCGCTTGCCATGGCTTTAGATGATGCAATAACGATAGTCGTAAGACCAGCGATACCAACCAAGCCTCTCGCAAGTTCGCCCCAATCAAGGTCTGAAACTTTCTTCAAAGCTCCCGCCAGAATAGATACCGCAACCGACATAGCAATCATTACTGTACATGCTTTAAATACTTTTCCAGTATCACTGCTGATTTTATTAAAAATCGCCATCGCTCCGAGCAGATTAGCAAAGAGCACTGTAATAGCCCCAAGAGAAGCTGACAGTTTATCACTATCAATCAGAGAAATTGCAACGATAGATCCAGCAAGCAAAGCGATTGCTGCTCCGATTTTAAGTAACGTTCCAGCTTTAAGATTTGTCTGATATGCCTCAAAGCATCCTCTGACACCATCAAGAATTCCAGTTACACCTTCGAGAATATCATTCAACCCCTCAAGAGGTTCCGTTACACTTTTTAAGAATTTAGAAACAGATAAGGCAATTCCACCAACAGCGATGCTGTTAAGGACATCAAGAACTCCACTGAAATCAGCATCTCCGAGTTTCTCGACGAGTGTTCCCATCATAGTCCCGACTGCATCGGCAATACCGCCAGCAATTACTTTCACGGCGGTCCACAATGCTTCCATAACTTTGAGAAATTTACATTTTTCAAGTGCTTCTCCCATCATCTCGAAAGCAACGATGACTCCGCTCTTCATTTTTCCAGCATCATCACCAATCTGAGCCATGCGATCATGTACTCGTTCAAGGAATGAGTGGAATAATTCAAATCCAGGAAAATCAAACTTCTCCCCGGCAGTTTTTCCAAATTCTTTTACTTTTTCTCCGGCAGTTTTAACAAACGTAATAGCTGTCTTTACGATATCAACAACCGTCGAAACTGCTTTGCCAAAGACATCTGTCTTCTTTACCGTTTCATCAAGCTTAACAAGATACTCACCGAAACTTCCAGTAAGTGATAACACTCCATTTCCAGCCGGTAAGAAAAGACCAATCAATTCGCCGACACCACCGGCAACAGCTTTGAAAGCTTGTCCGACGATATCAAGCACTGCAAATACGCCTTTAAACGTATTCTTCAGATTCTTTGAACTTTCTTCCCCCATTTTGAATTTTGCTGTCAGATCACGGATACGCTCTGTGATTTCAGCTAACTGTTTTCCAGTCATTGGCGGAAAGATTTCGTTGAATGCCTCCCGAACCGGCTTGGCAACGCTAACCAGTCCCTCGAAAACATTCTTTACTGCTTCGATCATCATGGTACGACCGCCAAGGTCTTTCCAATCCTGAAGCATTTTATTTCTCGCATCGGCAGAAGCATTGATTACGGCACTGAACGTATCGCTCACCTCAGTAAGTAATTCTTTTGCCTCTTCAAAGTCACCGACGATAATTTCCCAGCTTTGTGTCCATCCTGACTGGGCAGCCTCTTTCAACGTGTCGAACAGCTGAGTAAAAGTCTTTACTTTTGTAGCCGCATCATTAGCGGTTTGACCCATCTTGATGATCGACTGAATCTGCTCATCTGTATAACCCATTGTTCGGAGCTGCTCTTCATTTAAGTCCCCCGTAAACTTTGACAAAGTTTCGGTAAGAATGTCAGAAGTCAGCCATCCTTTGCTTAATGTCTCTCTGAATGATCCTTCATCTTTGATCATTTCATCAATGGCTATACCATGAACTTTCGCAGTTTCCTTTAATGCATTCTGAAATACCTGACCGCCCATACCGGCGTTTACGACAGAGTTCCAGTCCTGTAGTTTTACGGTTCCGGCCGCTAATGCCTGAGATAACTGGTACATTGCGGTACTTGCCTGCTGGGAGGTTGAACCAGATACAGCTGCAAGGTTTGCAATACCCTTAATTGCGGATACTGAGGTATCTAGATCCACGCCTGCTGCCGTAAAAGTACCAATATTACGGGTCATTTCCGTAAAATTGTAGATGGTCATATCTGCGTAATGGTTTAATTCATCTAATGCATTATTTACCTGATCAAGAGTCGTCCCCTTAGAAGAAGTATTCGCTAAAATTGTCTGCACAGCATTGATCTGGGTTTCGTATTCCTGAAAACCGGTCTTAATCGGATCAATTGTAAGTGCTGATACGATATTCCTTCCGGCATTTACCGCGGAATTCGTGATATTAGCTAATGCAGTGACCGCCATAACCTCTAACGTTGAGAACTTTACTTTTACAGTTTCTACTGCGTTTGTAAGTGGATTCATGTCACATTTCTGAGCAGCTGTATTTACATTCTCCAGCCCTTTTGCGGCACCTTCCAGATTGAGGCTTCGCTTCAACTTGTCAAGCGTCGACAAACTTGTCTGAACATTTGCTTCAAACTGTTTGTTATCGAACCGCATTTCGACGACTCTTTCGTCAACCGTCGTACTCATAGTTTAGTGACCTCCCTCCACGCTTCATTTGCAATTTTGTCAAAAATAGGCTGGATCGCAGGATTGATGTAATCTCTCCCTTGTACCCAGCCTCCGTTACGAGTTGCGTGTCCGTACTGCAAAATAACTGCAATCGGAACTCCATTTTGAATATTTGTGTTATGAAAACTAATTGATATGGAACCTTTCTTCTGCTCAATCTCATATCGCCAAGAATTTGCCGTCAGCCCCGTATCAACCGGTGTTGCAGACGCAAGAGCAGCTACTCCTTCCCGACCGTATTTGTCGAGGTCTCCAACACGTACTACTTCTTTTGCCCTCTCCAAAAAACGGGTCAACTTAGAGAAGTCGCCCTTTTGTCTGAACGTGATCATAAGCTCTCCTTAGTTGATTCTCTCTGCGTAATCCAGTGAAATCCAACCTGCTCCCGACTTTAAGCGCCCCCAACCATCAGATACTTCGACAATTGTAAACACCCCTTTTCCAGTCTGTCCAAGGACTTCACCGGACGTTGATGGCTCCGAACGATAATTAAGGTTGTCAATAATGACTTTTACGCTAAACGGCACGTCAGGAAAATCAGTTACAGTGTCATTATCGTCGGTTGATGAATCTGTACCAGCTAAAATATCAGTAACTCGACTTGCCAAGTCACCTAATCGTTCGTAAAGCCAATCACCAGGACAGCTTTTATTCGCAAACCATCGGTGAACTGTAATAATCATCTCATCGTCTTTCGGCTGATAAGCCAATGTCTTATTCTTATCCCCGAACCAAAACAATTTACTCTTACTATTGCGCTGACAAATATCAACACATAACTTAATAAGAGAATCGTATACTGCATCATTCATTGCATATGGGTGTGTTTTATCCGATGCGCATTCGATCGTAACCGCACGCTGGTCATTAGCATTGCTTGAGGAACACCAGCTCCTGTTTTTCTCCTCCACACTCATAGAAACGCGTCCGTCGCTTCCGATTCCATAATTGCAGCTTGCTCCTCTTGTCGGACTTGTGAAACATCTACAAATATTCTCGGCTGACAGTTGTCCAACCACACAATGTGGTGTTATGCGGTCTATGGCACGAGTTCTTGCTCCGGAATGGTTTGGGCTTAAATTCGTGTACACCACTAATGGACTATTACTCATAGATGTTCCCTTCTTTTTGTCATATTTTGTTAATTGCCATTCCTCTATAACTCGTTCCAAATTGTGTACATAGTTAAGAGAGGTTGCATATCTGTCACTTTTTATAAGCTCCAGATATTTAGTTGGCGAATCCACGCCCTTAAGATTGGAGTAATTATCTGTGTTAATGAAATCGAAATATCCGATTACACCATTCTCCATGTTTTCAAATTTGCACCATTGCATCTGAAAGCTTTCATAAGAACCATCAGTGCTCTGCTCACTCCCGACTTTGTTATATATACCGATACAAGTTTTGCAGCGGTTCTTTCGATACTGCAAACCGAAGTAGTTATGTGCTTTTATTGCAAGCTCGGAAGTTCCATATGAGCTTTCTAAAACCGCCTGTGCAATAATCGGTGAGCAGACTTTAATGTTGTATAGCGGCGCATACTTAACAATAAAGGCTGCTATCTCTTCAATAAATTTTTCTTTATCCACGTTCCATCATCCTTTCGAGTGGAATCGTTTTCTGTTTGCAGCATTGACAGCTGCATGTCTGCCATATAGTTCGCGTTTACTCATCTTCTTTGGTTTCTGATTCTTAAAATTGCAAATGCGAATCAGCATCAGAAGACGGTTTAAATGCCATTTTTGACACTCAAACGGAATGTTCAGAGCAATCATCCAATAATAAATAAGCTCTGATGTAACACGTTCCCTGCTGCTTGGAGATGTATTATCATCCGGAACAGAAGAAGCAGACATCGGAGCTTCTATATATCGATTGATTTCGTCCAAATTTGCAACTGTCAGATAATCATATATCGTCGGGTCAACATTCTGTGTGAGTGTCATGCATTTTATATAGTCAATGGTTTCTACCATCGATTTCTCTTTTTTAGAGAGAAATTCTTTGTTCCATCTGCTTTCCCATTTTGAAATTGAGACGAGAGAATGCTCTAACTGCAAAGTCTGTTCTTTCGTATGAATGAATGTTCCCGTCTTTTCATCCCACAGCTCAGCAGACGGAATCTTAATTCTAAGCAATCTTCATCACCTCGTACGTTTAATTAGTCGCAGGCATTAAAACCGGACCAGTAACTGTTGTTGCCGCAGCCTTTGATAAATCGGCAGGAATGATGCCATTTACAAACTTGGCCGCATAGTCGGCATCTGTTGCAAGCTCCATAAAAAGATCACTGTACGCCTCTGTGCTTGCGAATGCCTGTGATATTTCAGGGGACTTGTTGAAATATTTTCCGTCTGGGCTCTTTTCACCGTAAGCCTTCAGTAAAATATCTTTAAAGACCTTGATAATCGCCTGAGCATCCTTGGCATCAACCACCTTCTGAATCATCTCGGCAAGACCACCTGCCGTACCCATTTCCATTTCTGTTACTTCAGCTTTAGAAAGATTGAAGTAGAAATCCTCCGTACGCTGTACGCCATTATAATCTGTATAAGTTCTTGTAAGCTTTAACATGTTGTTTTCTCCTTTCAAACGAAAAAAAAAAGAGCAGCCAGCCGAACTGAATACTGCTCTGTAAACTATTTACTAATTTGCCGTGACGAATTAGCCTTCTGTGGTCATAATCTTAATGACTTCATCTGGAAGCGGAAGTCTCGGTTCAACGCCGTCATCTGCTTCGGCAGAAGAAGGATCTTTACCATACAGGATCTCTTCAAGCGCAGCCAGTTTCTTAGCATCGACTTTGGTGGAATCGAAAGTAAGAATGGAAGTAGGCTTCAGCTTCTTTCCATCGATTAAGGTTGCGATCTCGACCGGTGTAGTGCTGAACTCCCAGGATAAGGTAATAGCTTCCGGACTGTCATTCACAGTGGAATAACCTTTTTCGGAAGGAGAAGCTAAGCAACCATAAACGAGATGAAGCTTATAGCCGTAATCGTTGGAATCAACATCGTTACCGAGAAGTGTCTTGTAAGATAAGCCGAACATCTTACGGTTCTGCTGTCCCGCAAACACTCCAGGGGCGATTTCTTTGGAACCATCGCACTCTGCGAACTCATCCGGTGCCATATAAGCTTCGATTGTGCCGCCAAATTCCTCTGCGGACATAAGGTTCAGATACTTGCTGTTGTCTGCATAAATTGCAGTAGGTTCTGCTCCAGACGGACTCTCTGTTACGGTACTAAGACCGTTCCATGCGGTACCAGAGGTATATACTCCGCCGGTCTGAATCGGGTAAAGGACACCCTGGCTGACACCGGTCTCATACAGGCGTTCACCAGTCTTGTCCCAAACAAGTTTCTTTTTCATAGAATTTGTCCTCCTTAAAAGAATATTTCAAAGACATCATGATTTAAGTTGTCTTTCGTATAATGTCGATTAAATCGACTTTTTGGCATAGATGCTACCTTGCCAACGATAGAACTATCCGGATCGCTGTCGATAACTGTTACTGAATACTTTCTCGCAGACAAATAAACCCCGTTATTTGCAAACGTATTCTCAATATCGTCAAAAGCGTAAACAATGGCGGGGTATTTCATTTTTACCGATGATGGTGGTTGAAAATAAGAACGACACTCCGATCCTTGGTTCGGACACGAGAGAATGTCACATAAAAGATTATGCAGTTTCAGTCGTCTGCTCATTATAAACACCTCCAACGGTCAATATCAAACGGGGATACTGAACTTCAACATTTGAAATTTTCCATTTAGCCCCCATATACTCAATAAATCTCATCGAATGAAAATTCGCATAAGCAAACGGATCGGCTACGATGCTAAACTCATTCGACACATTGAGGTTGTCGTTAAGGTTGTCCGAACTCTGATACTGTCGAGTATTCCGAATAACATCTCCGTAGTAATTACGAACAGTAATCTTCTCCCCCCAGACACCAGGTCGGATCTCCTCTATTACGGCATAGCCGATTGATCCGTAGAATTTACTCATTTTGAATTTTCTCCTTTAAGACTTAGGCTGTATGATCCTCGGAAACGGAAGATGCGGTTGTTACATCCTCTTCGATCGCGATTGCAGAATATACGCGAGTAAGAGCGCCGGAGCATCTGGTCTCAAGCAGGGACTTTTCCTGATTGAAGTCGATATCAAACTGTGTGAAGTGAGTAACCTCTCCACCCTTGGTTGCTCCGAGGGAGTAATCAGCCAGATTTGAGATGATGGAAACCAACTTCTTCTTTTTGTTGTCGGAAGTGGTTCTGGTCTTACCCTCGAACTGCTCCGCAGTATTGATGCTACCGACATTCAGTGCAGCAGCAAGTTCTGCCTTGGAAGAGTAAATACGTCTTCCGTTGATGTCTCTTGCAAGGAGCATCTGGTTGAGCATGTGCGGAGTAATGAACAGATCCGGAGTACCGGTACCCTTATAGTTCTCTCTTGCATACAGAACCGTATTGATCATAGCCTCTGCGATGATGTAGTTCTCACCGAAGTTAGCCGCAGTATTGGTTCCCTGAAGCTCTTTCTTAGCTGCTGCGATATCGAGATCCACATGAATAGTGTACAGATCATCATCCAGCCAAATCGGTCTGATGTGATCCGGGGAAATCTTGCCTTCATCGCCATCGTCTCTACCATCACCCAACATAATTGCAGTTGCCAGCTCTTCGTTAAGCATCAGACGATCGATGTTGTACAGATATGCCACATAGTCGAAATCAGTGATGTCGATGATATCATCTCTATGCAGCGCACTCTTTACGTACACAGTCTGAGGATCGGTAGTTCTGCGAACCAACTTGAAGTTGCCAGTCTGCTTCTTCTGTTTTCCCTTAGTATAGCCTTTAGCCTTAAGAGCATCGATGTTGCGGATGTCTACCTGGCTGGTTCTGATTCTGGAAATCGGACTCTTATGAACTTTGTTCATTACGGTTGTAATCCAACCCTGATCATTGGTAATCAGTTCCGGCGCACCAGGACGTACATCCTTGTATTCCGGGAACAGAAGTGTTACATTGCCGGTGCCATCCTGTACAAAGCCGCTAGCAAGGGCGTCATGCTGAAGTGCATTCTCATTAGCATAGATCTCCAGCGCTGTCTGGAATGTTCCTACCTGGCTTGTCTTTGCCAGCTTAAGGATTTCCTCCTGGTCTGCGTGAGACAGAAAGCTCTTATCATCGCGCTTGCCAGTGTCAAAAACGTTGTGTTTCATATTGTCATCTCCTCCTTTAGATTCATCATCCTCTTTTTTAGGATTTTCTTTGTCTACGAATTCAGCCATCATGGCGAAAACGGCTGTCTGCTGTTTCTCGTTCATGGATTTAAAAATGTCTTCGATAGTCTCAACCTTATCGTCTTTTTTCTCTCCATTATCTGATTTGTCATTAGGCTCGATTTTTTCTTTTTCCTTCTTTTTATCCGGCTTATCTGCGGAATGCTCCAACTGACCCATGATCATTTCATTATAGCCAATGACAATACCGGTTTCGCCATCGCCATGCATCATCACATCATCGATAAATGCTCCTGGATTTGCACCGGCTAATACCAGACTTACTTCTCTGATGATGCCATGAACAACATCGTGTCCAGCCTGTTTAAGCTGATTGGCAAAGATAGAAAGAGACTGTACGTCGCCATGTTTTACAAGTTCCCGTGCAGTCTTTCCTGATTCTGTATCATTAAATTCACAGAACGCATAAACTCCTTCATCTCTATTTTCGAGATGAGCTAATCCAAGCACATTCGCCGGATCGGCATGATTATGCATCCATACTAACGGGACTGTCTGCCCGTTCTGTGCTTTGAATGCGTCTTTTTTAATGACTCGTCCATCGGCACACTGAAGATCGTTTCTAGTGGCCCAGCCACCAAAGTCATACTTCATTTTGATTTTTACCTCCTGTATCTACTGTTTGTTTTGCTGGAATTACTGTCGTTTCTCTAGGATCGCTTAAATTGCTATTTCTTAATTCATCGGCCTTAGGATCATTAGATGGCTTCCATCCAATTACCTGTCTGATTTCATTTGATGTCGCAATTTCATTTCTGGTAAATTTATCAGAAATTTCAGCAAGATCAGCTACTGGCACAAGCTTGAATGGATCTCTAAAGAACATAATTGACTTGTTCTGTGAGCGTGCCGTCTTTGTTAAAAATTTTCGCTTCATCTCATCAACAATCGCTGAAACGATAGGCTCAATCGTTCGGTTGTAATAATTCAGCATAGTCTTCTCGTCTGCGGTACCATCCAAGATGCTCTGAGTGATTCCTAACTGGCTGTAAAGCATACTCGTTAAGTATTCAATCTGCTTCATTAGATTGTTTTCCAAAGAACGATTCAACTGCGTGATTCTCTCTGTTCCATCGGTATAAGCAATGCCATACTTAGAACCGGACAACTGCTGCTCGATATCTTTACGCCGCTGCTCAGCCTGCTTACGTCTTGCCTCTGATTTAATTACATAAGGTAGCTGAATGATCAAATCCAACTTGCCGGAGCTGCTCTGTTCATCGACAGCATCTAGCAAATTCAATTTTCGAATAAGCCTCTGCATCGTCGAATTCGGCTCGTTAATTACCGCATACAGTGGATTTTCCACGATAGCAACCGTATCTTTCGGAACAACAATTTCTTGTTTTCGCCCAGTATTTTCGTTGTATACCTCAACACGGACGTGACGAGGATACCAGTCACGAATTCGACCAACTCGCATCGAAAGAATCTGATATCCTTTTGTGTCGTCTGGATCATCATCGGTATCCACAGGAACGATTGCTACACAGCCTTCATCCATCATGGACATAACAACATCTTGGATAAATGCCCTACCAGTCTGATCAAGATTGGCTTCCAACGACAAACATTCGTTTAAACCGCTTTTTATAACATTTAAAAACCGCCCTTCATCATCCAACTGAACGTGCTGAATGTTGATGGCGGCTACGTCTAAAGCGATTCTATTGTATACGGACGTGACTATCGATCTTTCGTTTCCTCTGGTAAGGCGAAAACGATCAGGACGATATGAATAACCCGAACCGATATTCTGGGACATCATGGTAGGGGCTCTATTGCGAAAAGCATTCCAGGCATTTTTAAACCTGGAACTTAATGATAAATCCATTTTGAATTCTCACCTCCTAAAAATAGGCAAAAAAAAAGACCCCTTTTCTTAAGAGGTCTACAGTAATTTTACACCGGTATTTTGTTCAGTATAGATTCGCATATGATTCCGTTACTATCGGGATTATAATGCTCGTCTAAACACTTCAGTGTCAGGAAATTCCCAACCTTTTCTTCTATGTCTGCCCAATATTCATCGGTCTCAGATAAACCGTTAAAATCGCAGTCCAATCCAAGTTGCTGCATAAGGTTTATTTCTTCTTCACTGAACATACGCTCACCCTTTCTTTAAATATTTACGCTTCGTTCTACTTCCTGTACACCAAGTAGTTGTTATGGTTCCATTTTCAGGATTCACTGCTACTGTCGCATATTTCCCTATAAACTGCTGACTTGGTCGTCCAAGGTTATCTGTTTTTGTTTTAATGCTACCATGATTCAACGGATTTTTCAATGCGTCCAAAATTCCTTCAACGGTTACCGGCCTTGATTCGGTTTGTGTTCTGTCAAGGGCATGATCTGAAAAACGTGTAACCAGTATTCCATTTGAAGCTTTTACAGGTGTTCGCAACTGGCTATTCATCCTTGCCTGAATGGAGCTTCTGTCATGAGCTAATTGTTCTTTCGTTCTCCGAACTCCCCATTTCATACCCTTTATTCCATAATGCATCAAATTATCACTTGATTCGATATGAGCTACTTTTCTGACGGTATAGGGTCGTAATACAGAAGAGTAATCAATTAACTTTGCTACTGGCATCTTTATCCCCCCCTACTCAAATGCTTCCCTATTTGCCTTGTAAGCGATATACGCATCCATCATTGCTGCAACGGCATCAATTTTTTGCTCATGCCGCTTTTTCAGCAATTTACGGTTCCCGTTAGTATCTTCCAGAGTAATACAGTTTCCCATAGCAAATGTCATCAAATTCTCATCAAACAGAAGCATTCGCTCTTCTGAAAGTTTCTTCAATTCGCCAAGTGGGACGGATTCTGTCTTTGCACCCTGGATAACTTTTTCTATTCCGAATGGTCCATTTTCACTTGTCCAACGTTCAACAAATTCCTTTGCATAGTATGGGTCGTAACCAAAGCATCGTACGTCATAACCGCATTCAATAATGTGGTTATCCAAATCCTCATACACTTCCATCATGTCAAGAACCGTCCCTTCCAACACAATAAGGCTTCCCTCTTTCATAAACTGATCGTATTTAATTCTCATTGCTGCCGGGAGTTTCATAAGAGTCGATGAGGAAATGTAGTTTCTGGTTTTGACGCCGAATGATCCGTTCGACAATGGGAATAAAAATGTGAATGCACAGAAATCGTCCCCTTGTGATAGATCGGCTCCCAAAGAACATGGCATTTGCCAATAATCTCGATGGCGATGTGGAAGAGTTTCTTCATATGTAAAGTAATATGTGTATCCCTCCATAGGAAGTCCGAAGCGCTTAGCCAAAATATCGTTTCGAGCTGCCGGAGCCTTTTCTGCTCTCTCAACGTCCAGCTGATAGGTTTCATAAGAAACAGTCTTTCCAAGGTTCGGATTGGCTTTCAACCATTTATCTGGATCAGCAACCTCGTCAATAGAATCCAGCTTATACCACCAGATTGATACGTGCGGATTGACATAATCCCCTTTCAGAATGTCCATCAATTCCATTTTGATTGTATCACCGGCACCGTTACGGACAGTACCCTCCGAACTGATTGCAACGATAAGGTAGTCGTTGACTTTCGATGCGCCCTGTTCGATTGCTCCGATTACATCTTCTCGAATGTCGCCAGAAAGCCACTCGTCAACTGTAGCCACTTTCAGCTGAAGCCCCTGAAGTTTATCGATTCTCATTGGACGAATTTCAAGAAGCGATCCAGTGAGAAAGTTTTCAATCCCTTTCTTAGTGGATGCCAATTTCATTCGATTCGCCTTTGATCCGGTCGTATTTTGCAACGATCCTTCAGTAAGGAACTTATAGAAAGGTCCCCTTGATCTGGTAATAGCGGTTCGAATAGGTGACAACACCTCTTCCGCCTGCTTCATTGTCTGGGCTGTAGTTATCTGATGTGTCGTTGTGACGTCAACATTCAAGAAGAAATTCTGCAAGCATGAGCCATACATTGACTTTGCAGCACCTCTGGCTATTATGAGATACTGCTTATTAACCAATCTTTTTCGGATAGACTTGGTAACGTAATGTCCGCCATGGCCATCCTCATAAGGTTCGTATACACTTCGCTCAACAAAATAGTACCAACCGAAAATCTGTTCAGCCCAAACTTTGAATGTATCAAGCAGTTTCAAATCTGAACCGTCAGTTAAAGTAAGCTCATTCTCGCAATAGCTGATAAAACCCTCTACTGCTTGATCATCGTAATAAATTCCAGGATTCGCAATGAGATCATCGATTCGGTTCATCTCCATCTCGATTTCTCGGCATACCGGAATTTCGCCACGAATTACGGCATCACGAAACATGCCGTAGTATTTCGGGACGGCAGTGTTCGATAACGCCATTATTTTCTTCTCCTACTTCTTCTTATTCGGGTTTGCAGCGATGTACTGTGCGGCCTCTTTAAGATTGAATTCTTTTGTCATTGCAGTCTTGACAGCATAGGTCATTGCTCCAGCCGCAGCCATAGTCAACGCTTTCTTTCCGGATGCAGAAAGAATTTCTGATACATACTTTCTGCCAGGTGCGATGTCGTCTTCTGTAAGATTTTTAAACTCGCGTTCTAATTTAAGTCTCTCGATCTTTTTCTTCAGATCTGCATCCGACATTGTTCGCCGATTCTTAACAGCAACTTTACGTGCTGATACCTCATTCTTATCATCTGAAGATTTGGAGGAATGTCCCCTGGCTCTTGCAAGCTGTGCTTCTGATCTTCGAACTCCCCATTTCATTCCAAGAATTCCATGGTGTGCTAAATAGGTGTTATTCATTTTGAATCTCCCTCCTTTGCGATGTAACTGGTAACACCTCCGCTGGCATTGGATGTCTGATAATACGGAACTTCATGAACCACAAGGTCTTCACTAAGCACCTTTCCAGATGTATCCAAAGTTTGAGTCTTATGCGCCTTTGGTGTAACTTCATATGATCCGGAATAATACTCAGGCTCATCTGGATCGGTGTCATCGTTTTCCGCAGCAACATTTAGACGCCATTCGTACTCACTGATTTGTGTTTTATAACACTCCAGCACGGCCGAACTAAGCGGCGGATCGAAAAGAAGTTTGACCTTCAAATGCATATAAGATTTGACAAGCATGTATTTGGATCTATCAGAAATGAAATCTTTCCACGTTGCACTCTTATCTTCGATCATGAAACCTTTGGATGGACCGACACCAAGCTGTGTAAGAATTGAGAACACAGAATTGATGTGCATGATCAAATCTGCATCGAAATGTTCATACTCCTCTGCGATACCGAGTAATTTCTTGATTGATGTCAGTACACTATCTGTAATATTCATGATCGCACCTCCATCTAACAGAGTTTTATAAACTCACTCATACAATACCCGCTGATACCGTCCCCAGTCTTTACTTTATAAAAACCAGAAACAGACTCATCGTCGCATACCTTCACAACTGTATCCGAGCCGATGATTCCTAATGATCTGGATGCCTGCGTCGGGTCTTTGCGAATGTTTAAATTCATACAATTTACCACAACACCCATAAATGGCTTCTTGTTTCCTTCCATAATTTTCCTCCTAATGCCTCCATGGGCATGTATCATTTTTTCGTCGTTCATTTGGAACTGTTAAAAGTAGTTTCTCATCTCCATAATGTATAGCATTGTGGGTCGATAAAGTTGTTGCAATTAGATACTCTGGATTCAGAACCAAATCAGTCCGCAACAGTATGTCCTGCTGCCTTATTGGATTCATATGATGAATAAGAATCTTTCCACGAATCTCGTAACCATCCAATCCTAGATCACATCCATTATCACGAATAATAATTTTTCTCCGAATGTCCTTCCATTCTTGAGAATTGTAAAATATCTGATTAAGGTATCTATCAAATCCGAAAGTCTCTTCGCCAACTACTCCATCCAAACGAAGATACTCGTATCGTTCCTTAAAGGTTGGAATCCGCAAGAGTTCTGAATAGCATCTAAGCATCATCCGCCTCATCTCCATGACCGCTATAACCACGAAATGCTTTTAATGCATCCGCATACAGCTTCTCAGAATTTTCAATAGATTTCAGATTCTGTGTCTTCGCCTCTATCAGTTCCTTCTGTTTTTCCAAAATTTCTTTTTCGATTCTTTCTTTCGTCGAACCGAGCTTTAAATAGTGAGTAATCACCTGCGACGAAGCTGTTCCCTCTCGTAACTGCTTTTCAGCCAAGTCAACCGCCAATGAAACAAGCTGATTTTCTCTCGCTTCTGGCGTTAATGCTGGACGCATCATCCTAGAAGACTCGGATTGCTTTGCTTTCCTCAAAGTTGATGCCTCCTTCCATTTAGTTGTTCGTTACTTCTGTGATAGTTCTCACATACTTTTCCAGTATTTAAAAGGACCTACAAATCATGACAATGCTACTCAACGAAAGGAGAACTAACTTTGAGCCGATCCCACAGAAACCGTTGTCAAATATCATGAGTTATAGACCCTTGTAAACACTGGAACAGCTGAAAAGGCTCCCTAAAAATGCCCTCCGGGGAAATTTTAAAGACCGCCGCGATATGGGTGGGGGTATGTTTTTTAGACACCCCCCTATACCCCTTTTAGTTATATACTGGCGGTTTCGGCTTTTGATATGCCGATGAAATCACTTTTAGGAAGCTTTTTCTTTATGTTCATTTGGTTCTGATTTACTTGTAACCTTTCGATAGATGTTCTGGAAATCATAACGAATTATCTCATCAATAGCTCGTTCTACTTCCTTGTTGTTCTCTTCATCTGATAACTGATCCGATGTTCGAGCGATTCGACCAAGATAAGCAGTCGTGTGATAACCCTTTTCCTCATCAAACATGAACCACTGAGTGAACTGTTCAAATGGATCATAAGGATTATCAAAAGTTGTAAGTGCAAACCTCATCTTACTTAGCTCACTCCTTTCCATTCAAATACTTAGAAACTGTCGAAGAAGAAACCCCAAGAGCTTCCGCAATCTCTGAAGTGCTATAGCCGGACGCGCTAAGTGCAGCGATACGATTCTGTTTAGCTGTGCTCAGAGCTGTGCTTGCACGAGGAGTTGCTCTCTGACGAATAGTATCAGTATTCGTGTTGTTCAGAATTTGTGTAAGCTTATTCTCAGAAATTGCTCCGGCCTGGATGGCTTCCCATTCTTTATCAGTAATTTCAATGTTAGATCGCTTGGCTCCAACTGAACTTCTTGCCTGTGCCAGAGCCTGTTGACTAGCCTTCTTAACTTCTGCTTTCGTCATATCCGGATTGTCTTTTCTTTTAGCCGCAACTGTAGCATTCGCCATTGTCTGAGCCTGTCGCTCTCTAGGAGCATTCGCCAAAGCTAAGTCCAGCTTAGCATTTAAAGACTTTACTTCTTCAGAATAAGTCGCCTTAGCAGAAGCAGAGTAAGCGATTTTACCGGTACTCATCATCTCTCTACGAGCCTGGTTAGCTAAAGACTTCATAGAATTTGCATAGTCGGCATAAGCTTCTTCCTGGGGGGTACCTGAAGAAAGAGTACGAGCATCTTTTGTTTCAGCCATTTTCGTACTCTTCTGAGTTCTCACCTGGATTTTCCCATTCTTATCGACATACTCTTCCTTAACAGACTTGTATGACAGAGAGCCATCCTCATTGATAGTTGGAGAACCTTTTCTCTTAAGAACCTGTGTCTCGGATTTTGCTCTTGAAATGAGGGTAGATGCGCCTTCATGGTAACGACCTTCTGAATCCACATTTCCCTGATACTTCTTCTTAAGAGAAGCAATACCGTTATCGATTTCACTCTGCTTATAATCCAGTTTGTGTTTCTCGGCATCGATTACAACCATACTGTGGCGAACTGCTCTCGCTAATTCATCCTGTGTGGCTCCCTTTAAAGTCATATCAGTAATCAGATTCGATACTTTACCCATTTCTGTCTGGGTATTCCTCATAATCTTGTACTCTTTGCCATTACGATAGTAATGATCCACACCATCGGCATCTTTTTTAACAGTTCCGCCATAAGCATCTTTGGTATCGAAACCTTCCAAACCTTTCAATGGAGAAGTGGAAGTAATCTTTACCTTACTCTTCGTGGAGTTACAAGGAATTACCATTACGGTATCACCATCGAAATCCGCTCCAGATAAACGGTCTGCATTCTTCTTATTGATACCGATTGCATCCGCCGGTGTATTTCCGAGAACGCTCTTTCCTTCATCCAGTTTATTGTTGACTTTCAGAATAGGAATCTCAAAAGTTCCACCATGCGGGTATCGAATCAAAGCAACAGTTTCTCCATCTTTGTAGTTCGGAGCATACACCTCATTATCTTTGATTGTCGTTAATGGGAGAATTACCTGGTACTTCTGCCGAGGTAACGCCGCTGCCTGTAAATGTACGGCGGCCGCATCACAATCATCAGCAAATGATTTCAGCAGAGCTTTCTTCACTGTAGGATTTGTCAGTGAACAGATTTCGTCATATTCAGCCTGCTTATCGGCTTTTGCTAAACCTAACTGTTTTTTAATAAGTGTCAAACTCTGCTTGGAAAGGAACTGTGACGGAAGAGTCTTACTCCATTCGCCCCAATCACCTTCTTCCGCTCTCTTATTGATCAGAGAAAGGGACTGTTTCTTTCCCGTTACAGGATCTGTATACTTACCTTTTGGATCATCATAGTAACTCTGACCGCCATGCTCCTTGATTAGGGAACCAAACGGATTATCCGGATCATCCTTAATCTTCTTAAGAACATCTTTGGTCGGGGTTCCAGATTTTTTATTAGTGTTGAAAATTACATCAACACCATCCGGCATATTATCAGAGTAAACAGCCATACCCTTAAGATAGTGGGTTCCGTCTACCATAATACGAACCTGCGCATAGTGGGAGTCACCTAAAGACAGGTCATTCACACCTCTACGAAGTTCAATTACACCATCCTTATCGACACCGCCCTGATCGGCATAACGGATCTGCAAACGCTTTGAATCCATGCTGGCCGGATATTCGAAAGATTTTCTGAAGGATTCACCATTGTCATAGGAGATGTAATCTCTTACAGAATGGACATTCTCAAAATCATAAATGTCTTTATGCTCGGTACCAGGTGGACAAATGACCTTGATATTTGTCTGCTTTCCAGGATTGGTAACCTGCGGAACGCCACCTCCATAAATCGGGTAACCTTCCAGTTCCAACATGTAAAGAGCTTGGTTAAGTTTTTCTTTTGACACGCCAAGTTCTCTTTCAACGCCGGTTCCGACATCGATCATTCCTTTTTCTTCAATGAGCTTTCTCAGAACATCAGCAGTGGCTTTAGCCTGGTTCATTCTGTTTTCAGAAATCTCGTTCAGTAAAGAGCGGACAGATGAGTCATTAGCAAACCCCATCTTATCGGCAATTTCATTTAAACTATAACCCTTCTCCCGAAGACCTTTTGCGGTTGCCACCTGGAGCGCACGACGCTCATCTTTAGCAAGGCTCATCTGAGTACGAAGCTGTGTAGTGGTCAAACCCATATTCTTAGCGATGTCGGTTTCGCTCATTCCAGATTTTTTCAATTCCTGGACACGGCTAAGAAAATCTCCACTATGCTGATATGGATTTTCTCCAGAACCATAAGGGTAACGCCCAGAACGCCGTGGCATACCATAATGCATTAAAATATCTTCCACAATGGAATTCATAGCTTACCCCTCCTGTTCTCTGATTTTCTTGATCACCTTATCAAAAGTAATAATTCTGTCCATGATTGGAACAATTTCTTCAGCCGTAGGGTTGTGATACAGAATTTCATTGTTCTGATAGATTCTCAATTCCATTTCAATATCCCCAGGCTTCACTTTATATTCCAAACAAAAAAGAGCCGCATATATTTCAAGCTGCTCCATGTGTGCCGGAATCTTTCCGGTCTTCAAATCGTGAATTCTTAAAAAATTATTCCGAAACAAAATCGCATCGGCTGTGCCAAAACAATTATCGGAATAGTAAAGGATCTGTTCCGGTGTCATCTTAAATCCGATGGCATCGTTCACATACATATTCAGTGTCTGCTTTGACTTTGGCAATTTCTGATTGAGCATGATGCACTGTGCTGCAAATGCATGTAATACAGTTCCCTTTTGTGTGGCAAGGAAATTTCGATATGCTTCCGCCACTTTATCCTCACCATAACTTATCCAGTGATATTTACTGGCACCAAGAAAGGCGTGCTGTCCTTCAAGGTTCGAATGATTGTTGAAGTTCATCCAGTACCTCCTCTTTATTCTCTGGACATATAAATCTTGAAAACGACATCTGATTCATACGGTCCACATAATATTTTTGATTCGGCTGCTTCTTTGCGCCAGCGCTTTTTTTACATTCTAAGGAAGCCCATTTGTCTTTGTGTAGAACCAGTAAATCTGGAATTCCCTGAATGTAGGTCGGGTCATTTTTCATCACGATACAACCAGGAAATCTTTCTTTCAGTTCCTTAATCAAATTTGCCTGGAACTTGTTTTCTAACATAAGTAGAGCCTCCCTTCAATTTTCTAAAAACTAAAAGAGAATGTGACATTTAATAAAAATGCCTATTTATCCTCTCTCTTCATAAAAGGGCATGTTTTTTTCGCGCGCAAAAAAGAGCATTAAAAAAGACAGAGACACCGGTTAAAGTATCTCTGCTCAAAATAACTGAATTATTTATTATCAAGATGTTTTTAAATACACATTCGCATCTTTATCAATATAGCACTTCATATCTTTGTCCATTGAATGTAATGCTGAAAGAAATTGTTTATGCATATCTGATTCTCTACCACTTCCGAAAGAATCTATAACGTCATTAACCACGTCTCCCAACGCGATTTTATCTATTTTCTTCAATGGTCCGTTTTTAAAATCATGAATACTTGCGCTCAATTTACTAAATCCACTAAGCATTCGTTTTTCGCATTTAATCAAATATTCAACAACATTGTTTTCAATCCATTGAATGTGTGTATTCTCAAAATTCTGCGAATAATAAATCTCTAGTAAATTACTCATAACATGTAACTGCATGGAAAGTTCTAAGCAACTTTTAATTCTAAAAGCCTTATCAACGCATTCCTGCAAATCGCTTGTTTCACTGACTGTATCGTTTAAATCAGACATATAAAATTCGATGTCCTTCATTGCAACTTTCCTAGCAGCTTGAAGACTGCTAATGGTTGCGGTCCTTTGCTCATTACATGCCATTATAGAAGCGTAGTTTTCATATGCATATTTTGTAAAACTAACTTCTGCGATTAACTCAGCCTTCTTATCTCCGTAAAGGAATTCAAGAATTTTATCAATACTTTTGCTTAATTCTTTTAACTGATGACTAATCTCAGTCAAAAAATATTGACTGGTGATAATCGACATTACAGCAAATCCTTGTGCTATCGCAATCAGTCCGGCATTGTTTTTTTCTAAAGAAGCATGAGCGATGATATTTCCTGTGTTATCTTGAATCGGTGTTCCGACTCCACCCTTAGCATAATTCATCAAATGGCCATCCACCCCATTTGGAAAATGAACGATATATGCATCACTTAGTTTCTCCGTTGCTAAGAGTGTGGGGAATTGCTGCAACAACCCACTAATTTGTATTTTCTGTTCATCCGTAAGCATAAGTTTTTTATACTCTTGCTTTTGAGAAATATCAGTGATCTTTTCACAACCAACAATGTCAAACGTTTTCATCATATCCCTCTCTTCTTTATAAGGATTTTTTGGACGCAATAAAAATATGACACTTTGAGTATATCATGGTTGACTTGAAAATGAAAGATAATCCTCTTCAAACAGCAAGCATTCGTGCTCGCTTCATAAGATCATCATATACCACTCGGCTGCCATCTTCTAAATATATGACGATGCTCATGTAATTGTACGGACGATAATCTTGAGCTTCTTTTGACAACCGCGGATACACTGATTTAAAATTCTCGAAAATATCTTTCCATGTCACTTTGCGTTTCTCATTCGTGAATATCACCTCTTTCTCGCTTCTGGCCAAAAAACCACTTTTATTCGCAAACTATTATATATATTTAAACTTTTTATCATAATAGTTTTGTATTAAAAGTGGGAAAGTGGGCAAAAAGCCCGCAAGCCCGCATAAATACTGGGTTTCTTCTGGCCAAAGTGGGGTTTTAAAAGTGGGCAGAAACCGGGCATTTGACCACAAATCTGACCAAAATGACCGATTTTTACCCAAAATTTTTCAAAAATAACCGCCCTGGTCAAAAATAAGTGGGCTTTGGTCAAATTCTAAAACCCAAAAGTGGGCAGAAAATTGACCTGCTACTACAAAGATTTTTAACCTAGATTAGCTAAAATCGATCAGAAATTACGTCTCTGATACGGCAAATTACGTCTCATGGCAGGCTTGTAATTGTACGTAGACATCTTAGAATCAGACACACGCTTTACAAATTTATGCTTCCGACCGGTGCAAATTTTACGAGTCTCTTCCTCAGAATCATACATATATGCGAAGGCCTCATTCAAAGCTTTAGCCAGTTTCTCCATCGGTTCCAAAGCTTTGTTCCACGCTTCCACCAGATTTTCACACGCTTTCTGTAATTCTTCCATAGTCGTCATAAACTCTCCTTTACGTCATAAACACGGTTTAATGGTACTTTGGTAATTTCGCCGTCCTTTTGAACCATTGCATAGTTACCGCTCCAAAAACCAGTTCCGATCTGCAATAATTCGTAAGTATCAGTATTTAATTTACATTTACCGCAATCGTCAACCACATTGAACATTTCTTGAGTAGCTACACAAGCAGAACATGTCGAGCGATCGGGTCTTACCTTACAGATTTTCATCGCACCTACCTCCAAACCTTTCCTGTTCTATTGTCTTTAAGTACAACTCGACCCTCGATGTGGAAATCTGCCAATTCACAAAGCGAAAACAGAGTGTTTAGTAATTGATGAAACCTCACGTCGTCTTTGTCTTGTTCCTGCTCCACATTCTTAATTGCATTGTAAGCTGTCGGATCGTTGTAACCCTCTGCGTTTTTTCTGTCGTCCTTAGCTATCATCTCTACCTCCCCATCTCATAGAATCGTCCATCCACATGGCAGCATTTATAACAGATAGAGCAATATATCCGCCAAAAACAAGAATAGCTGCCAAGATAATAATTCCTAAAATTACAAATATCATTTACTTATCCCTCCACTTCTTCTAATCGTACGCCGCCGTACACCCAAAGATCTTCTTTGAGCTTGTCCATATCTAACTCATCGTTTTGCCACTTCTCATAATATTCGAGAACATGCTCTGTAAACTCCGGAATCCGCTTTGCATATGTTTTTGTCCAATAGTGATCCATCAGCACTTCAAGCGGCAGAGTAAGCAGAAGAATCATCGCCTGATTGATAGCATCGTTCGTAGCCTCCTGCTTAACTCTATCCAATTCACCAGATATCTTTTCTCGAACCAGGGCATCTAACTGAGCTTTTGTCAGATTGTATGTAGCGGTTTTAGATTTCTGCTCGCACTTCTGCGCTCTTCTCCTTTCAGCCCTGCTCATATAGCCGTCTCCTTAATAAACCCAGTTTTCTCTTGCCACAAATAACGAGATCCCTAACATAAGCATAAATAAAAAGAACGTTGCGTCATATTCAATAGGGACTGTCAACGCTCCAAGTACAATGGATATAAGTACGACGACTTTGTTTTTAATCAAATCTCTTCTCACCATTATTTTTCTCCTCTTTTGACTTTGCGATGCCATCTGCTACATCATCCATTTCTATCATAGCCCCGGATTCTTTGAACTGTCCGTATGCTCTGGCTGTGGCACAATGCTCAATACACTTCATGACCCTGTCAATCAGTGCATAGAGGCATACATAACCAATAAGAAACATGATTATAATCTGAATAACTGTAAAATGCATAAATTTAATCCTCCCATTTTTCAAATAATAAAATACCCATCATTACGTAAATGTCACAAATCAATACACTCTCGTTTCTGATAAAAGCCAGTATGTAACCGCATATCGTGACAATTAAGATGTATAAAATGTATTTACGCCATTTTTTCATTAGTACCTCCAGTAATCAATTCGGAATATGGAAGCTCTTCAATCCATTTGCAGAAATCTCTCCACTCATCCAGCTTATGTCCTCGACGACTCTTATAAATATTCGCCAGAACCTCATAATTCATCATGACATTTCTGGTCTGGTTATAGCTGCTCGGAAGAAGCTGAATTATATTCCACCAGTAATCTTTTCTGGAAAATTCATCTTTTACTTTTTGCGGTAGTAAATCATAGTTAATATATATTTCTCTGAAAATATTCAAGTCGTTAATGATCGCTTCTAATGAAAACGCGTCACAGGTCAATTGCTCCGTTGAGAAATCCTCCAGCGTGAATTCTTTCGCTGTAATCTTGTGCATGGTACTACAGCTGTTAGCGACAGTTCCGACTTTATATGTATCAAATTCTTTCCACCAATATAAAGGCGCTGTGATCCTCACATATACCGGCATCATTCTCATAAACTTTCTATGATCTGTACCGGCATTGGATAAACGCTGCATAAGGGAGTGATCACTTTCGCCAAGATCGAATCCTACAATATCGTATCCGGCGGTTACGTATTCACTATCACTCTTCTCCCAGCTATTCATCGGGTTGCGCATACCCTCAATGATAAACTCCATCTGTTCCGGACTCGCCAGAACTACATGTTCTAATTTAATACTCATTCGCAATACCCTCCCAGTTCGATATTTACAAGTTTTTCAGCTTCGATTTCCAAAATATTCACTTCGATATCGGACACATTCTCAACGATGGACATCTGCCCCCTTGCAATTTCTTTTTCGTAAAGTTCTTTAATTCTTAGATCTTTAGCTGCTTCCGCTGCGTATTTTTCCGTATAGATACCAAATATATTTTCTATATGTCCGTATCCATCATAATAGGTATTTCCATGAACCACATATAAGATCATCCTGTTCTCCTTTCAGAATATCCAGATCCCCACCAATCTGGATTATTATGCTCCTTAGTCCAGCATAGCCCACGTTTTTAATTACTCTTCTTCCTTCTCATAAGGAATCTGGATTACATCTCCACCAGGAACCGTGACCGACTGCATAAGCTGACCGGTTTCCTCATCAAAGTAAATGTTATCCATTGCGTGATCCCACTCTTCGAACTGCTCAGCGATGTTTCTACCCTTTTCCTTTCGCATGTTGATAAGCTCATCATGAACTACACGCCTCCAGGATCTGGCAATCTCCATACGGCTCTGAGCAAGAATGTTGTACAGTCCGTTCTCAGTCACAAAGTTGACGGAACGTCTCTGGCCTGCTACTACCAAAGGTAGTTTCAGCTTTTCGTCCTCTTCACACATTTCAAGCATTCTCCACTCATTGCCGCTACTGTAACCGATAGCATGACTAATATCTTTTGCCTTGAACAGCGGAGCGTCCAGATCCCCATATACATTAAGGCGCTTTCCTCCAAATGAAATACTTCCAGCAATTTTAATCTCTTTACTCATCTCTGTTTATTCCTTTCTCTCTGTAATTTTATATCCATAGCTTTCTGCAATTCTTCCGGTGTAATATCAAAAATGGACTTAAGGAATTCCAGGCAAATATAAGCATCTGCCATCTCTTCCAAAAGTCCAATTCTGTTATCGTAACCTCGAATCTGTTTACTGATCTGTTGAGTAAGCTCTGCAAACTCTTCCATGGCAATAGTGCATTTTAATTTCCATGGCTGAGTCTCAACGCTTTTACGGATTATCCGTCGTCGCTCTTTTTCTGACAACTCGATATCACTATTCATCCCCTGGATAAATCTACTTCGATCCATTGATATCACCGCCCTTTTATTAAATTGGTTGTAAAACCAGCGGTGCATAATTTGTTGTCAATATCAAGAAGATCATGGACATAACTACGCCTTTCGTTAGTAGTACAACTTCTTTTCAATTCCGGAACGGTAAATGTCTCCTCATCTAAGAGAAGACCTTTTAAAATCGTAACGAACGTTTTACCATTTCTACGACCATTCGGGAATGAATTAAGTTCGCCTTTTAAATATTTCTTTTGCCAATCATATAATTCAAATCCGAATACCATTTCAATTCGCTTGAAATCGCCAGATAATAAATCATTCCATTGAACTTTCATTTTTCTTTTCACATACTCAGCCTCATCAATCTCAGCAAAGCCGTTCGGAGCCTCTTTGAAATATCTGTTGATTTCAACTCTTTCGAGCGACGGAGTAATTACATACAGAATTCCAACAGTATCGAAATCACCATTTTTCGGATCTACCAGGAATTCTTCCGTATAAACTTTATATGCTCTATCTGCCGGCATGTAAGGCATAGTAATTGGATACAGTTCATCCATAACAGTATCAATCAGTCCACTGTGATACGGAGCATCCGGACAGTTGATGTTCACGCCATGATAGCGATCAACGTCTCTGTACTTAACCGTGCCGTCAGCATACACGTACTTAAATAAGGAAGACATGCGTTTGCACTGATAGTTACACTCTTCTCCCTTCAGACCACTCATATCAGAAATATCACTCCATACCTCGTTGGTATCCTCAATTGGAAGAAGTGGCTTGTTGTTGATCAGACGGTTCAGAATAGCCTTAGTCAGCCCAATGCTGAATCCGGAATGACCATCCTCGCACAGGGAGTGAAATGCTTTTAATGCACTCTCATAGCAAGCACAACCGTAATCCCATTCTCCGTCTTTCCGGTCCGGCTTTTCTCGACAACAAGCAATGGCGACCTCGTTTTCAGCCCAACGCTCAATGCTTGATTTTTCACGGCAGGAACCGATAGAGCGGTTACGATCGTCGATGTACTCATTCGCAAATATCTTTCTGGAATCTACGCCGAATGCCTCAACAATTTCCGGAAGATTCTCATTAACAGCATCGAAGACCAGTCCTTTTTCGGCTGACCATTTAACTGCTTCATCCAGCCGATTTCCAACTCTATTTGTCCAGAGAATCAGCTTTTCTCCGTTGGTCTGTCTCTTTTTCAGATACTCGATGAGCTCCTCGTTCGGCATACCGATCTCTGGCCATTTGTTCTCGCATAAAGTCCCATCAAAATCCACTGCAATAATATTATTTTCCATTGTATTCGTCTCCTTTAAATAAAAATAACCTAGCTACGTATCAATAGTAGCTCTTCTACCATATTCAGAAGGCATAGTAGATAGCCTTCACCGGTTTATTTCAAAAATATAAAAGAAAAAGACCCAGCATGTTTGATATGTCCCCGTCAAGTAGATTTTGGTTATTTACCTTGTCTACTTAAGAGGGTTCATATCAGTTTCCATACCGAGTCCCTGTTTTTTTAATCTTCTCTTTGAAGAATCATGACTTTATTATAAATCCCTTCTCCAAGTAAATCCATAAGTGCGTTTCTGTATTCTGACGATTTGGCAGTTATAGACCATATTTCTTTTGCTATTATAGATTCCATCTCCATACGACTTCCTTCAATAATGCTAACTCTATGTTCTGGATAACTACATAATTCATCATATACATCCTCGTCCATGATTGCTTGTACGTAAATTTTCATATAATCACCATCCTTTCTCATAATGCAACTTGTATTTTTTGCGAAATATATTTTTAAAATGTTTCCCACGGATTATTCATCTTCTTTAAATAAAAATAATCCGCAAGATTATAAACAAGATCGACTCGTCTTTTTTCCTGCACTTTAATATCCGAATCAGCAGTGTTGACCTGCTCCTCCAGTGCAAATGCTTTGTTTTGTGCTCCCTGAATTCCAAAAATACACATAAAAATAACCGCTACAATCCCAGCGATCACAATAAGTACCAGTTTCCAATTTTCTTTAATTGCTTTCATCTTTACTTGTCCTCCTTAATGATCCCGATAAATTCTACCCGCTCTTCTGCCAGACTTACAAAATATCTTTTTCCTTTATAATCAACGATGTCGCCATCGTACTTATAGTTCTTGTCCGGCTCAGAAGCATACGCCAAGATATTTATTTTTGTAGTTCTATTCATAGCTCCTCCAAATATCAAGCTCCAGGTTGCATGGCCGATTGATCTGCATACTGCAACATCTGAAGCTTATTCTTCATATTGTCTAAAATATACTCGACTGTATTTTTAGTTCCGGGAGCTAACTTCATATATTTGGAATGCTCCTCATACCAGTTGAATATCTCATAGAGGTTTCCACTCTGCCAACTAAATGACCACCAGTCACAAATCATCTCAATGATGTAATCGTATGGCATTTCCAAAATGGTCTCCAATTCGCCATGTTCCATATCATCATGGATAAGAATCCAGTATTGCCAATGATGTGGATTTCTGTGAATATGCAGTAACCACGCTCGCTGATATCGCTGCACAACCTCATAAGAGCGATTGTTACCATAGAAGTAGGTGTCATAAGCCTCATATTCGTCCGGCTCATTTTTAGACTGGTCGTGAGCGAATTCGGTATTCCATCCAGCGGTTAGGGTATTTGTCATAAGTTCCGGTAAATTTTCAGAAAGCCAGTCGAACCCTCTTTTCACATTTGCTCGATGTCTGGCTAAATATTGATCGTATTGAAAACTCACTTTTGACCCTCCTTCTTTTTCTTTGTTACCAGCTTTTCATAAAGTTCTCTCGCTTCATCTCCCTGGAAAGCATTGATAATCTCGACAGACTGATTCATTCGTTTTCTTCCTACAACCATTACTCCAGTGTCATTTTTGTTTGAAAAATCAACACTAACTAAGATACTATCTACCATTTTCAGCCTCCTTCCAGTAAATAGGTTTATCCGAATTTGCGTTCATCGGTTCTGCCAAACAGTCATTACAAGGATCAAATTTTTCTTCGAGATCCTTATGTTCACAGGTTTTGCAATAGGTTTTGAAATCAACCTCTTTGTAAATATTTTCCATTGGACACCTCACATGTAATATCTTAACAAAATTGCATATAATCTTTGTTGATAGTCACACTCTATTAGCAGACTGTAAAAATCTTCCGCAGACATACTTTTCAACTTGATCGATAAAATTTTTAAAAATATCCACAGATTATAAATCATTGTCTCCACTTAACAAACCTCGTTTCATTAAATGTTTTCTTGTCTTTCAATGCTTTACTGATGGCAAGATCAATACCAGACCTAGATTTCAAATGATAATAATACAGATCCGTATATGGTGTATTCATCCTGTCTATTCGACCAGCAGACTGTGCCATGATCTTATACGAATAATTCTGAGAATAGAATATAATCGTGTCCGTCGTAATACAGTTCCATCCTTCAGCCCCGGCATTGTACTGAACTAAATATACCCATGTATCGCTAGTCGGCACTGGCTGATGTTTGTGGCCGTTCCACTCTCCAACTTCGTATCCAGAAAATATCTCTTTCAGAAGTTCAAGCTCGTAATCAAAATTGTAGAATATAATCGCTTTCGGATGCTTCTCCACAATTTCGAGTAAAGCTATTTGTCTGGACTGATCTGTATTTACAATTTTTCTCCACACATAGCACAGACCGGCAGCATTGATAATTGGCTCTTTTTTAAACGGGTCCCATCTGGTTTTTCCGACATCTTTATACATTTCGATATTGTACTTGACATAAATATCCTCATGGTGCGAAACTGTCTGGCGCTTAAAATCCATATTCACCAAGATTTTATTTCGCAATCGAATCAATCTACCAGTATTCAAATATCGGTCAACTTTAGGAAATTTGCTGAATCGACTATAGACTATATGCTCTCTTGTAAATTCGCTTCGGTTTTTATAAAATCCGTTAGCCACAAACACCGGAATATAATCCTGCCACGTATCACCAGGAGTTGCAGATAGTAATATCCACTCATTTACCTTGGCGATTTTCAAGAATGCTTTAACCCATGTTCCAGCGCCTATGACACGCTGCTCATCGAAGATAAAGAAAGCATCTTTAACATCCGCATACTTCTTGATGTTGTTCCAGGAATCAATCACAACCTTATTGGTATACAAATTCTCTTCTTTATCCGTTGATAATAGAAACGGTGAGAGTTCTTCTTCCCATTCAAATGTATCCCGTTTTCTGGCAGTTGTGATTATGTACAAATCCTTAATGTTCACATCATCCATAGGAACATACTCATCCGTTCCAAGTTCTCCACCGTTTCGAACATAATAGTAGGCCAGCGAAGTTCTGGATTTTCCACTACCAACACCGCCACAAAGTATGCATCCGTTTCGCATTTGCCGTACAGCATCTTCCTGATAGTCCCGTAATTCTACGCCAGCCATTACACACCTTTCGTGACGAATCCATCTTCTACCTCGACTTCGTAGCCATCGCCATCCAGATCTGCTTTTGGACCATACAAGAGCATACAGGTTGTTATGGTTTCATCGCTCTGATTCTCTGAATGATAGAACTTATATAGGCAGTCCAGCACTTTTTTAGTGATAGATAATTTACGGCAATCGTATACAGCTTTGCTTACATCCGAAATCCCAAGGATTTTAGCAATGTTGTCATAAAGCTCGCTGATGCCGCACGTACACTGCTCTTTTGGAATAGAATATCTTTTCTTCATTCATCATCACCCCTTCCAAATAACTTGTTAATCTGACGGAGCATTCTTCTTGTACTCCATATATCTGAGAAATACATAGGTGTATACCAATATTTTTCAGATGAATCGTCCGTAGACATTGGGTCAGTTATTGAGTTACCTATTTTTATAAATCCAGCCAATCCAAGAAGCGAGATTTGGATGTAACACATCAGACCAACAATCTCATCAACATCTTGTGCAACTACTAAAATATGATTCTGGTAGTTCTTCGGTGGATCGCAATGGTCAAGCTGCTTTCGTATCACATGCACACCAGCAATCAAAGTTGCTCCAGCACCGCAGCATGGATCGTTAATCGAAATATAACCATACTGCTCTATTTTTTCTAAAGCATTAGTCGCTGCCACTTCAGCCATAAGTTCACACACATGATATGGCGTGAAGAATTGGCCGGCCGAACGATTTCCAAGATCCAACCGCATAAACATTTTTCCGAGAAAATCCTGCTCCTGGTTCTGATCCAGTGCCATAGTTGTGTACGCTGCTAATTCTGGAAATATAGCTTGCTCTTCTTTTGAATACTGACGAATAATTTTAAGATATCGCTTCTCTCTTTGGTCGTAGTTTTCTTGGTCTAAAACATTCGAGATTGAACACGCATGAAGTAAAATATAATCTCTCCACACATCCCATGCTCGATGTCTGTATGTAAGTTTCTGAAAAGATTTTAAGAATTTATTCTCCCAGTCAATTTTCGATTCAGATTTCGTAGTTACTTCCGGTGGTTTCTCATCCTTCTTTTTCGTTTCACCGAAAGTTGGTTGCCACTTAGGTGGCGGTTCTTTTGCTTTGAATGTTTTAGGAACCGTCGTTTTAATCTGTGGTTTTGACTTCGTTTTTTTCTTATTCCAAAACATCTTTTTTCTCCTTTCATAAAGTAAGAGTGCCGGCTTTGACACCGACACCCTCAAAATATGATTTATGCGAACGGAGTCTCCTCTTCATCCGCATATTTCTCAGCAAACACGTCCTCCTCAATCGTGACGTACATGGTCTTCAAATATGCCTTGATGCCGGATTTTCCGTTTACTTCCCACTTTGACGGGCTGATGACCAGATCAACATTTCTGATCTCAGCATAGTCAAGAGAAGATACAGACTCCTCATCCAGCTTTGTTTTAGCTCTTCTGGTAACTATGTATACATTCGGCGGAATATTATCGAACCGAACAGCTACCTGAATATAGTGAAGAGGCGCTTCATCCTCGTCTCTCGGCGGAAGGATTCTCACATTCCATCCATCTTCGCCGAGTTTCTGTGCCTGGTCTGCATCCGGGATCACAACGCAGAAATTACGGTTGCTAGCTCTATTGTACTTAGTCTCCTCTCCTCTGAAATTTCTGAACATAATACGAGCGTTTTCAATAATCAGCTCATTTACATTTGCTCTTGCCATGATTAAATTCTCCTTTATTTTTTTTTCTAATTTTCCGGCGGATTCATCGCGTGCTTCATCACAATATCTGAAATATCGTAATCAAGGTCACAATCCATGTGGAAGTTATCGTTGTTGATATGTGGGCAGTCGAAGCATGTCCGATACTTATCCTCTCCACAAGGCATCGCCCATGGAACAACGCAATCAACATCGGCGTCATTTGCGCCAAGCTCTGGAACATACGGATCATCAGACACGAACCACTCGAAGTCACCATACTGCGAAATAGTTTTTACAGCCTCGTCAACCAGCTTGTCGTAGTAGGATCTGTCAATGCCATCTTCCTTGCCGAGCTCTTTTACCATCTCCGATTCCATCCAGCGATAACCTTTAGAACCGGTTGCCGCATAATAACGACCGTCCTTTTCTCTCATCAGAAGTCCAGCACCATATCCGTCTTTCATCGGACAGAACTGACCAACCTTTCCAATGAAGTGATAGTCGTGCCCTTTCTCGATCAATGGCGTAAGCTTCTGGCATGTAGTTTCAAAAGTTGTGTCGGATAACAGTCCTTTCTTATAGTCACTTTCTGCCTTGCTGAATTCTTTTTCTTCCTTACTGACATCCGGTAACTCCTCATTCAGATCCAAATATAAAGAGCTGCTCACAGATTTAGTCTCGCACATATCTTCAAATGCGATTTCTTCTCTGCTGAACAGCTTCTTAAATACATATGGAATCTGGAACTGAGTGCCTGTCGCAGTCCATTTTCCGCCTTTCTTTTTGTTGTCGCCAGGTACGTAACCATACATCTTCTGGCATTCTTCTGCTGATTTGTACTTTGCGATATATACGGCATCATTGACCAAACACATACGATCGTATGTAGCCTCGTGTTCAAATGTGTATCCGTATCTCTCGCCAAAGTCCATAACAAACTGAATGATCTCCGGCGTTGCATCCGGAATCTTAATGGAGTCTGTCTTAATATGAGCAACCTGGAATCCACGCTTCAGAACCTCATTCTTAAGATCGATCATGAATAATGCTCCACGTTTTGCCACAATGTTATCGATGTTTCTCGGATCACGGAACGGATTATCAAAGGATGCCGATGTAAGACCGTATACTGAATTGATGGCCGTTTTCAGTGCATTAGCGAGATCCTTTGATGTCATCTCACCGTCGATAACTCTCTGAATATACGGAGTAAGCTTACCATCCAGCATGGTATTAACAATATCCCAAGCCTCATGCTTAATACTTACGCGGCCCTCAACAATATCGCGGAACGCCTTCGTAAATCTCGGTCCAAACAGAACCTCAGCAATAGCACTATACGGATGCATTGACGAAATATCCAGAAGTGCTGCATTTCCATACATTCCTGGAACACCCTGAGCTAATCCGCCCTCGCCCACTTCTTCTCCACGATATGTGGATTTTCCATGGTCGAATACATACCCAGGGAAATATGGAAGAATGCTGTGGGATTCGAACGGAACTTCGTTCTTATCGTTGTACTTCCAACCATAGTGAGGCTCTTCCATCATCTTAGGGCAGGCTTCCTTAAGGAAGTCCATACTCTCTTTATCCAGCGACTCTACCGGCTCTGCCAGATTTCTGTAATGGAATTCTGACTGCGGTTTCCGATTGGTTCCAAATATAATCCTGGTTGTAAGAGAGTTTGTAGTATCATTAACGGTCATCTCTGCTAAATCTGCCAGAATCTGTCGTGCTGTCCAATCGGCCTCAAGATAATTAAAGGCCGCCTCAGTAGCAATAACATCGTTATCACAATACTCAGCGACCTTAATCCAAAGCTCTTCCGGAACCGGTTGATCCCATGGAAGACCAAGCTCCTGGTGATGCGTTCCCGCCTTGATAATTCTTATTTTTTCGTCAGAGAATCCCTTTTTCTTGAGATCATCATCGGTGAGGTTTCCTATCTCGATTTCTAATCTCTTAAGACTTTTCTTATTACCAGCCGAAGCGAAATCATACACGTCCGTATAGGATACGTTGTACGCCTCTCCAAAGAAACAGTTCGGACTTCCGTTAATGATTTTCTGTGAAAGGTTATAGAGCTGTTCATTTGTATAACCCATTAACCTTGCATACAGGATATGGTTATCATATCTCCGACAGTTGAAACCAACAAGTCTGAACCGCATCAGCTCCTCGATCTCACTCGGAGACGGGTTAATCATTCTTACAACTGGCTTTCCCTCACCCTCAATCTTCCAGTTTACAAGGAATAAGTTTGGGAAAACCTCAATATCATAGAATACCAGCTTTGCATCATCATTTTTCACCGCTGTGGACGGATCTGCGGATTTAAACTGCATCTTGTTGACTAACTTAATACAGTAATCCGCCTGATGAGTGCTGTTCGCTGCAAATGCTAATACTGCATTGCGCATATCTGTGATGTCATATTTCAAATCACTTCCATACGCATCTTCCAGTATCTTGTAGATAAAATCGATACTGGGCTTAGTTCCCGGATGTATCTCTTTATTAAGATTCCGTTTAATCAGTGTTCTAAACCCTTTCTCGCTCTTAATCGCTTCAAAATTTACCATTTTTTGTTCTCCTTTCAGCGGTAAACCGGAGCTAATTGTTGCGATAGGCAAATTATTACACTTTGACAACATACGTCGCAATGAGCTTTTGCCTGTGAACACCTTAACTTCAATATGATCGTCATACACTCTGCTAAGTTGTGTCGGATCGCCGGTATAAATATAATGAAGATGTATACCTTGTCCCGATTTACTAAGCTCAGCATAGGTCGGCGGCCACTTACTTGCTTCTACTAAATTTTTTTCAAATGACTTATTTCCAGATTCGTCCGGAATATCAAAGTCAATTACGATATGATTCTCTGGAACCTTCACATAATGAAGTTTTTTCGTATCAATTCCAGATAATTTCGTGCGAACAGAATCCCATTTTTTCTGAGGCGTTTCGTTTTCCGAAGCATATTGTGCAGGGCATTCCGAACACACATTATCAAATATAGATTCAGTGCTATCGAATTGGATCAGCGCAGGTTTGACTGCTTCCGGCTTTTCCTCCACAGTCTCCTCTTCAAATTTTTCCGTTCTGAACCCAATGTAATAACTTCTAACACGAGTTCCATCATCCAGATTGAACCGCTCCTGAAAATCATGAAAATAGTTTTTAAGTTCCTCTTTAAATACCCTCTGCGAAAACGGGAATCCGACTTTGGCGTCGTCACAGTATGTTTTATACATCTCCCATGCTGCTTTCAGAGTTGTCCCGTTTTCTTTCTTAAATACATGGTACGAATCGATGATAAAGTTGTAAAAATCATTAGATGCACCAAGCATCGTGATTGGGATATAATCGTCATAACGACCGGGATTATCCAAATATACTTCCTGACAATGATAAGCGATAGCTCCCAACTCAAATTCCACCTGCTTCACAATCGTTTTGTACTCTTTGGGGTTCAGCTTATTTCCAGACGGCGATACATCGATCAATCTTCGAATCAGACCAGACTTCGCATCCGTAATCTTAACCGGCTTATTTGTTCCCATAAACAGGAAACATTTAAACCTGTTTGAGTATGTAGACTTGAATTTTTCATTCACAGTCATCAACTCATGAGATACTAAGCTGTTTAATCGGGTGTTATCCTCAATTCTTGACAAATCACCATCATGCTGAATGGCAACTAGAGGGTTCGTTTTAAATGCTTCCAATGCAAAAGAATTGCTGGAAGATCCAAGTGCTTTTGCATCAAATACAGAATAGTATCCGTCGAAAAGCTGCTGAATAATGTTAAGAACTGTGGATTTACCTGTTCCAGCAGCTCCGTATAAAACCATAAATTTTTGCAGTTTTTTGGATTCTCCAGATACGATTGACCCTATAGCCCACTCAATTTTTGTCCGCTCTTCTTCCGAATATAAAGTAGACATCAATTTCTCATAGGCAGACAAATCGCCAGCTTCAAGCGGATAATTCAACTTTTTACTGGCGTAGTCTTTTTTATTAGTTTCTGTATTGGAAAATATAAGTTTGTCATCCAACGTATGAAAGCTGTCTCTCATCTGTTTCTGACAATACTTATGCCATGAGTCGATCATACCTGACTCGGCATCCCACATATGCAGGACTTTAATATCGGAGTTAAAACGCTGGCGGTTCTCCTCAGCATATCTATCCAGTTCGCGGTCAATGAGCTGCAAGGCATCTTGCTCGTCCGTAGACCATAAACCACGTTCCTCAATCCAGATAGCATAGAAATCACCACCTCGAATCATTAGATCTGTGCTTTTTTTAATAATGAACTTTGGATAGATTTCTATTACTCCACGTTTCGTTGAACGTGTTGAAATCACCATAAAGTCGATCATCGCATTTTTTACTCTCCTTCCGAACGCTTCAGTTCCTCAATTTCTTTTTCCAGCTTTCTGATACGCAGTGCCTGGTCCTTCTGCTCGATTTTCATAACAACCAAGTTTGCAGTTGTCAGAGCAACAAAGATTGTAAGTTGCTTATTGAAACTCCGCTGTTTACTGACAGCTCTTGTGACAACATCCAGTCTTTTCTCCGATGATCGTAAACTACTGAAAATATAAGTAAGCATTTCGCCCATTATTTCTTACCTCCTCTTAATCCATTCATGAAGCTCTCAACAGTCTCAAACCGCCAATTTCTTTCATTGTTGAATGTAAATATAAATTCCTGATGGTTCTTTTGACGGATGCGAATACTGTTCTTTCCGTTCTGGAACCAGCTCTCCACTTTATCCCCAGCATACTGAGGAAAATATAACTCGAACCACTTATACACTTCACTATGGCTCATGACGTCCTCCTATCTGACATTGTCAAGATACCAGTTGGCCTGATACCAGATCTCAATATCTCTCATGTCATATCTGCAATGCTCGATTGTGAATAAACCACCCTTGCCATCCCGTTCGTAGTCACGATTCAGGAATCGCCGAATAACATCGATGGCATAAGCCTTGTCAAATTTGGAATCATCCATAGAACCTAAGCCAAGGCTCACAATCATATCCCAAAACCACTGACCGGTTCGGTTACCGATGTCCGGATCATCCATGATGTGCTCTTCTAAGCGTATAGCAAGGGCAATAATCATTTCTAAAACACTGCACGGACGATTATCCAAATAACTTGCAATTATATTATCCCGGTATCCCTGCTCATTTCCGAATCTGTATCGAAGATCAATTCCATCGTCATAGCGGTTGCCATCAAGAGCAATCGTATACGTGAAATCTGTATCGTGAAGCAAAGATAACAGCTTACGATACGACAAACCTCGCGAATATTCGTCGTCACATACGAGCTGGTACATCCAGTCAAAATATGCATTGTTCAGCTCATCCCGTGTCATCATACCTCCATCTGATGCGGCATATCTTCAACCACTTCAGAATAGGTCCTCTGATCAAGGAGAATTTCATAATCGCACTTTCTTGCGTCATTACGAACAAAGACAGAGTCGTCCTCATACTCTCCAAAATGATTCAAAGAATCAATTCCAACAGCATCTTCCACATCTTCGATTACTTCATCATTTTCATCAGCCAGCACACCGTCTGCATAGTAGGTAAGGCTGATCTGCTCATACTCTTCATCGTCGCCAAACTGCTCCGGCGGAATCACATATGGACCGGCTTCAGAAACAGGCTCTTCTTCCTCTTCCGACCCAAAATCAGAATATCTGGTGTACCCCTCTTTTGCCAATCGCCTTGCATACTCTTTAATATCTGGTTTTTCTTTGTCCGTATCTTTAATGCCTTCAGCAACAGTCTTTTTTACAGACTTATCCTTTAATTCCTGCTCACGTCTTGAGAAAACCTCCTTTACAGAGTCAATTTCTTCCTGCGCAAGAGCTTCGTATTTATCTTTAAGCAGATACCATGTCACTACCGAACCAGTCACAGTGCCGATGATAAATGCCAAAGAAAACAGAGCTTTATTACTCATCTTCGTCCTCCTCGTTCTGAATTGTCATAACAGTGAGAGCAAGCCCACCAAAAAGTAAAGAGGCACTCAACAGAATGCCCCCTGTGATATGTCTTTTTCTCTTAGTATCCAATATGCAATCCATCATGGATATAAAATTTCCAATGCCATCCATCAGCTATGCTCCTTTCCGCCAATAAGAACGGCTATACCACTAACAAAGCAAATGCCAGCAAATGCTGAAAATGTTAATCCCATAAAACCTGTCATAATTTAGGACTCCTTTCTATTCATAACTTGAAAAATAATGGTTACCTACTTGAAACATTGGTGTTCCGTATTTTCCATATCCGCCAGCTGTGAAGAATATCGTATCTACATTGGTTCTGGAGTGCAGTTCCTCTTCAACCAACCGGCAAATATCATTGTCCACCAAGCACTTATCAACCCTCCCATTCCACATGGACGAAAACTGATTTGCTTGATATACAACGTCATGCACTGTATCTGGGAAGTATACGGAATCAATACGATTTAATATGGTGTCGATCACTAATCTCTTACCTTCCTCGCATTCACCCTCAGCTTCTGCCATAGTTACAAGAGCAATTAGCTCAATATCTTCCCGTGGCAATAGTGTATCCTCCACATACTCTTCGATTTCAACTGCCGACACCGTTTCCTCCAAGGGTTGCTCAGAAATAATTACAATAGGATCAATAGGTTCAGCTTTTAAAGTCGGCTGTATTTCGATGTACTCGTACCGGTTTACCTGTTCTGCCGAGCAGACAAAACCTGTGCAAATAATCGCAAATACACAAAGAGTAGGGAGGAGCACCATACGAATATAATTTCGCATATGTATCCTCCTCACAAAATCAGATCAGATCGAGAATCGGTCCGTCTACATTGAACTCCATAAGAATGGCTTTCTCATAACCGCCATCCTCAGTTTCACGGTTGGTCTCCAGAATGCCGAAATCAACAAAGTTGTCGCCGCTTTCATTTCCCTCAGGTTTATAAATCCAACCAACAGTCTGACTCATCTTAGTACGCTTAATACCGAGCTGATCGTAAACATCGCTAAGGAATAAATATCCATTAGCCTTAAGCTTATCATTTGCCAGATTCTGCTGAGAACGCAGATACATAAGGTTGTAATCCATATTGGATTCGTATGCCTCACAGGTATCGTCAAAGAAACGTGCATAATCGTTCGTAGAAGGTGCCGCTACATCTACGGCAGACTTCACCTTTTTCTCTTTACCACTGTCCGGATCAGTTACAGTTTCCTCGAATTTCTTTGCTTTGATATTGTAGCGAAGTTCTTTATCAACCTCTGCACCAAAGCGTTCAACGACTCGATTTCTGTATTCCTTGAAAGTCTTATCAACAGTTGCATAAGCGGCTGCCAGTGCTACATTTCTCTTCTTGAGAATATTGTGAGACGCAACAATACTCGCGATGGATAAGGTTCCAAGCGCAACAGCAGGAGCATAGAGCTTAACGACTTTTACACCAGCCTGTGCATAAACGATAGCCAGATCTTTCTTTGCGTCGTCCTTAGAATACTCAGCTGCCAGTTCCTCATTTTCAGCACATTTATGGATAGCATCAATATCTTTTTTGGACTTCTCCAATACGCT